TCACGTCTCGGCGGATTATTATCACCCGGTCCTCCGACATTCTCAATATCAGAGTTATAATCAACTGCATCTGAATCGAAGGCTACTGCTACAACGCTGATAAAATTCTCATTCGAATTGATGAATGTCGAAGTCCCCTCACCACCCCGGATGACAATCTTATTCGCATTCGCTGCCAGATATGTCAATGTAGCAGTTGATGTTTCACCTGCAGTAACACCCAGGAGAGCATTAGATGACCAATAGATCTCGAAACGAGCCACGGCTGCCCTGTACCCCTCACCGGCATCGAAATTGACCCGGAAACCTCCCATGCGACCTACTCGATGTATCTGTGTCGTAATTGTCGGAGCACCTCCCCAGGGTGTACCGGTCTCAAGATCTGAGACCCTGCCATCAAGTGTATTGAACTCATCCCATCTCACAGCATCACCGTTCGCTGCACCAGCTGCCAGTCCTGAGAGTTGAATCGGCTGGCCGTCTTTGTCCGCGAGGATAACTTCCTCACAGATGAGTTTTAGATTCCTGTCAGCGTTCATATCCACATTCGCCGCTTGGATTTCCACATACCCGGCACCAGTATCATCCGAGTCTTCAATCACCAATATAGCATCATCTGCCGTGGGTTTAATAACCACCGCCGGATGATAAGTGTCATCATCAGATGTGTCACCTTCCATCATTGAATTAGCCGGGAAATTAGACGGTAGGTTCCGATTTGGATCACCTGGGCTGAAATCCATTGTCTTGTTAGTGAGCGTTTGTTCCTTTGTCGTGCCAACTACCGCACCCGTTACATTGTGAGCCGTTGCTGTGTTTGCCTCGTGAGTCGCCAGATCATCGGCCGTTCTGGTGTCGCCCAGGTCGATATCTGCCACAACTTCAGAACTTGCACCGCCGACCTCTCCTGTATAGATCGACATAACTTTGGTCGGGTCATATAGATCTATGTTTGATTTATCAATTTCAAAAGTGTAACTATCTAAACCAGTATCATAAACACCTGTAATGTTGTGTTCGTGATCCCAGGAACGACCATCGCGGATCAATTGAGCTACATTATCCCCCGTAAGTACCGTAGCCTTGTAATAAAATATTGCGGTTGCCATTTTTATCCTCTAAAATACTAACATTTCACCGCCATCCAGATCGCCTGTGCTGGATGGGATTGTGTTCAATATGTCAACGCCCAGGAATGTTATTGTAACATCATGAGCTATATAAAGATTCCCCGTCAGTGACGGATCGAAATCTGTTGTCGGAATGACCTTGTATCTGGCGAATATATCATTGTGTGGACGTAAATATATTGACCCAATCAATCGCCAGTCGAATATCTGAATCAATTCCTGCATATCACTTGAGTTCATGTTCGTCCAGGAGATAGTTGATTTGAATCTGTAGCCGTCCGCCCTGGAGATAATCTTGCCGTTGCCGAGTGTCACCATTACCGGACCACCATCAAGCCTCACAGGCTCGAACCCGATCGATATATCCGATGGATGGTTTAATGTGATCACCGGGATGCCATGATTTGCCCTGACAAGTCGCCCTCCGAACCCTGGGGACGGGAGTTCCCAAGTGGCCAATGTAACCTCCGGCGGACCCGTTCCCCATAACATTGTCGCCGGATAACTCATGCAGCCCTCGCTAATATTTTCATATTACCCTCTCGGATCTCAAATGATTGGACAATGCCAACTGTCGAAACACTCTGATAATCAAACCGCACCTTGTCCAGTAAAACAATCGCTATATTGCTCGCAGTATCCAAACAGTTTATTGAATACATCGTAACTGATTCAGGGAAATAAGTGTCAATATAATAATCGTTCAGAGCCTTATTATATTCAGGGTTGTTAATAATCTGGCTCGATATGACGGGCAGATTAGACCCTTTGAGAGTCTTGGCCGAGCTTGTGACCGAGATCACAGCTTCTAAATCCCTGACCGCTGTTGGATTGTAATAAGCCCTATTGATAAAATGCACCTGTTTCGAGTCATCAATATAGAATAATGAGTTTGTCAACTTTGCCATTTCGAGAAGGACGTTCACAATCTTAGTGCCGTTAAAGTCGAAAGCAACTGCATCAATAGTCAGAGATCCTTGAAAGGCAATAAACCCACCCCTCTGAACACTCCCTGCAAAAAAGTATCTCCCCCCGTTACCAGCGATAGAGTCGTTTGCATTGTCAGTTGCATGACTAAATTCTACGGTTGAGAAGTTTTCTCCTGCGGCAGGCAGAACACTTGGGAACACTAAAGACTTCCAAAGGTCGGGGATGTTACCTTCCATGTCAGAAATTAACTGAGTAATATTCTCAAACCTATTGATTCTAAAGGTGTCACCCTCTGCATTATTTATATTTTGATTCCATATATTTAGCGTCCTTGATCTTATCCCTGAAACCGATCCATCAGAGGGCGTTACTATATAGAATTCACAGTGAGCACCGTTTGACACAAAAACATTATTGTTCTCAGGAAATATGTCAATGTAAATCCAACTCCATAGTTGAGACACTAAAATCCTTCCGTCTGGTAAAGCCACCGACCTCAAAGATCTAAAGTTTAGGTTATGCCACTCAAAGGCATCTATAAATTCAATCAGTTGATTATTAAACCCTGCGGTCTGAAGTGAAACCCAGGGAGTGTCAAATCGACCAAAGCCATAAGCCTGTAAATTAAATTCAAAGCGTCCCTTGTCTTCCAGTTCAACCTTTGATTTTATTCTAAAAATAATAGTATCTCTTACGGCAGGAGTGGGACTAAACTCATTCGGATCTCGTTGTTCAAAAGCTATACAGAAAATATGCTCATCAATACCCACAAACTCTAATTGAAGGAAAACGTCCCTGTCCTGAAGTAGGATGGGAACTGAGAAATCTCTTGTGATAGTACCAAAATCCACACTGCCAACCGTGTAATCATCCCCAGTCGACTGAGTCAACTGAGTCGCAAGGTTTGTCAGTATCTCAGAAAAAGAAACCTCATATAAGTAGCCTCTTGATTCTGGTCGCTTCCATAGCTTACCACTACCAACAGCCACTCCACCAATGTCGTCATACAGGAAAGCCTCGCTATCAAATACCTGACTCGATGCCAAAGCTCTTGAATCGAATAGCCACTCTTTAGAATATCCCGATCGGGCATAAGGGTCTGCAATCCAGGTTGTTTCAAACACAGAAGGATAAGCAATATATTCAACAGGGACATTCTCTCCATTGAGAAAATAGTCCTCATTTGATGTCTTTCTGTATCTGTATCTAAAGTCACTCCCAGCCGTTGGGAATGAAGTCCGTCCTGCAAACAGTTGATTCACCTGACCGAGCCAGCCAATGACCATAAACGACAACACTCCGCTAATCGGGTTCCAGTTGATAATTGTATCAACAACCCCATGGAATATCAGCACGTCCGAATGATATATCTTGACCTCATCCTCAGCCACGATTTCAGACGATCCGCCAGGTCTAAATATCTCCTTAGTGTCAAACACCTGCAACCGGACATTAGAACTCTGAAAGCTGAAGATCTGATACTGAGTCTCAATAGATTTACTCACCACCGGAGCCGATCCCTGGATCCAATCAAGATTGACAAATGAGCCACTCTTTAATATTTCAGCTCGGAAACTCATGCTGTCTGCAATACTCCCGATCGGGTTTCAAATGCCTCACGGGCTTTGATAGCGTTATAAAACGCCTCACCGTCAACCTCGAGTATAAATGTATTGTTTGTTGATTTAACACCCAGATCGCCGTCATGTGTCCTCGCCAGTGGCATAATCGCCTCCGGTCCAGCTTCACCCATCACACCTAAACCTGAATTCTGTCTAAACAAAGATGGCCGGCTTACAATCCCACCATTTGCAAACTTTTCCACACCACCCTCGAAGGCTCCCCCTTTAGCTTTCCCTCCAGTGAACCCAAAGGCTTTCGACAAAGAGTTGGCAGCTGCTAATTGTGCTCCAGCAATCGCAATTCCTGCCGCTCCTTTAGTAATCAAATTCTTTAAGATGGTTAATATTACGAGCTTTGTGATTGCGGCAAGAGCATCGGAAGCCATTTGCAGAAACAACCGTCTCATAGACTTCCCAAGATTCTCTGTGTTTCCCTCCATTATATCAAAGAACTCGTTACTCATCGCTCCTTCCATTGCATTCGCCACATCGATAGCTGTTGTAATAAGGTCGTCTGCCCACTTCTCTACGCCGAAATTCATATCCTCAAATCCCTTATTCACTTCGTCCTGACCTCTACGGATTATGTCAAATGCAGCTCGTCCCCCCTCTCCGAACTTATGAAGTGACCCAGTAACACTCTCTATTGTCACAGGATCTATTATGGAGGGAGGAGCTGTGACCGTTCCAAACTGTGCAGCTAAAGTCTTGTTTAATTCAATAGCCTGTTTCTGACTTGCAATTACATTCTTTAATTCCTGTTCACGCTTTGCGAGTCGATTAAAAGCCTCCTCTTTTGCCGTTGCCGTTGCCTGTGATTCAAGAACCTCAGCCATTTCTTTTTGAACTACGAGCAACTCCTCAGAGGCAGAATCAAATTCTCGTAAAGAACGAGCCGATCCGCTCAACAGTTCATTAAGAGATTCGAATATTCCGAGCATCTTACTAATTGCAGGAGCCGTAATAACAAGTATTGCCTTACCAGCCTGCTCTTGAAGATCTCCCCAAGCGTTTGACATTTGCTGGACTTGTCCTGTGTAAGTCTGGGCATTCTTGGCAGCAGTTCCTCCAAATTGAGCATTGAGTATCTTCTGAATATTAGCCCAAGTCTTCTGCTCTTTATTGAGCAGTTTTATCGAGGGGACGTACCGCTGAAGCATAGTAACATCGCCCTGAATGCCTCGTCCTAATAGTTCAAAGATCGTACCAAGATCTCGACCTGTTGCCGATGCAATGTCCTGAGCAAGTGACGCACTTTTAACAACCTCAGTATAATCCGCTCCAGTTGCCACCGCCCTCTTCATTGCGTCAATCGTTTCCTCATCACCAAAGACAGTTTTTGCCTGCAGCGTTGAGGCTGTCTTCAGGGCATCATTGATCTCACGTATTGTTGCACCCTGCAACTTCATCCCAGTCGTCAAGCCACGAACAGCGGTCTCCTGCACCTTGAATGCCTTAACAGCATCACGACCCAGCTTGACCAGACTCGCACCGACCGCAGCAATCCCAAGAGCACCTAATGCCTTGCCGAACTTACCGATCGAGTTTGACATGGCATTCGAGGATTTCTCAGTCTGACCCTGTGCTGACTTCAGCCCTTTCCGGAGCTTCTTGTCATCAGCGACTATCTGAACATTCGTTTCGCCTATACTACCGAGATTTCTTGCCATCTTTGGAGTTATCTTTCATATATTGCACAATTTCCTTATGCTGTTTTTTCAATATAGCCTCGTCAGGGATATCCTTTTTATCCTTGAGCTGACTCATCACCAACTGGAGTCTCGGGAATTTCTTAACCTTGCTGAAATATGCGGCATACCAAGCACCGATAATGGCATCCTTGCTCTGCTGCCTGACAATTTCATGATAGGCCTCGAAGTGGATCCCCAACTCGTACAGTGTTAAATCGTAATAATCCCGAAGCGTCAGTCCTGCAATGATCGCACGCCGCTTGAGATCGTTCCAGTCCCATTCCTTTATTTCGTTCCGGGACTCTTGGCCAAAGGGAGATTATCCTTAACCTCTGGCGGTCCATCAGGACCGAAGATGCAAAATCCCAGTGCCTTGATGATAGTCTCGATATATGTGAATATCGGCTCATCATCGGGAAGATCCTCACCAGTTCCAACTTTATAGGCTGCCCTTATTACCGAGATATTACCAGCCGCAAGAGCCTCATTGATCTCAAGGAATCCACCCAGGCCGGTGGCAATCTGCAGCTCCTCAAGTTTGCGATTATTAAATTCTACTTTTAACACAGTCCCTCCATCAGTTAATTATTAAACTGCCGCCCAGGCTCCGGTGACCTCAAGCGTCATCGATATAGTTGACGCATCCTCGAATGCGTGGGTTTCGGTGAAATCCGTCACGATAACGGTTGCCCCTTCGGTTCCCTCTCCGGCAACCGCTCGCTGAATTGCGATGGTCGTTCCGTTCCGAGAGGCGGTCTCGAGCAGTGCGACATTCGCCGACCCCTCGACATACATATTGTCAACGGTGACCGATGCTGAATATTTCCCCGGCAATCCTGCCCTATTCCTTGAGTCTTTGGTCGAGACATCAATATATTCGGTGGTCTGACTGAATACTGCATTCGTTTCAGATCCAATCGCTGCAAACCCGCCGTCAGTGCTCACAAGCACTGTGATATTGGTTCCGTTTCCTACTGCCATTTTTAGTTACTCCTTAAAATTTGTCCAGTTTGAACATAGCGATCATAAGATTTTCATGAGCCGTATAGGTCAAACTGATCTTACCCGAGCTGTTGTTATACGGGATCATCGGGACTTTGACCCGAGCCGCATATTCTGTGCCTGACGCATCGATCGTGATGACCTTATTCGTGAAAGTAATGGTTCCACTCCCCTCACTCTTTTGAGTGGCATTTTGAACGGCAACTGTAATGTTCACGGACGCTGAACCTGTGTTCTTAATCATTAGCCATGATCGTTCGTCATTTAACATTGTATCTCCAGCCTCCGCCGCAGCTGTGAAAATATCTGCCGCTGAGTCGTTCACGTTTGCCGTTGATCCTATTACAATTGGATCTATCGTTGCCATAATTTCCTCTGTCTTATATGATTGTTGTTGAATTCAATTCCATTCGCACGGTCACGATTTGACCGTAAACCTCCTCCTCGGTCGGAGCTTCGACCCCTCCGGACGCTTCGATGATAATCACATTATAACCAACTATCGAAATGTTGGCCGCTTGGCGATGCAGTAACGCCCTGACCCGATTCGAGATCTGATCCAAAATCCTTAAGTCCTCGTCTGCATTTATATAACACCTAATGTCCTGGATGACCTCACGACCATCCCTGTCTTTCTGACCTGCGTCAATATCAGCGATCGGCGATGAGATCACTATATATGCCAGCTCGGCATTAACCGGGACCGGATCATTGCTGAATATCGCCGGATTGTCACCGTATGTGTTGAGCAATCCTGTCAATGTCGCATCCGCACTTAGTACGTCATAAATCCCTTTTGTGAATGCACTCATCGACCCGTCACCAACATCCGCCCAATCCGTTTCTGATTCCGTTTGATCCCTGGCACGAGATAAGGTCTCGGCTTCATCCTGGACGTTCCCAGTTCCAGCTCCTTCGCATAACCGCCTTTTGAGCTCCCGGATCCCGATGTTGGAATGCCCTGCTTAACACCAATCACCCCGATGATACGACCCTTCTCGCGGAGCACATAGCTCCCAATATGGTTCTTCAGAAATCCCAGCTGCACAAATGGGACCTGCCCAGGTTTGGAATGTACGTTGTCTCTTAGTCCACCGGTTTTCATAGACCGCTGAACGTCAGACGCAACAAATAAAACCGTCTTCCGCATATTCTTCCTGGTGATCTTGCCGGTCACTTGGATGATCTTCTTGTCATCCCATTTCATCTTAAACGACATCAGTCTGCAACTCCTCAACCAATATTCTCTTCGAGCTGATGTTCCAGTTCCAGCTATTGATCACCACTTTGACCCGGTATTGAGTCTCGATCAGGTTGTCGATGATCAGATCCTCGTTTCGAACGCTGTTTACAATATCCGACTGTAGGTATCGAGCAAAGATAACATGAGTCACCTTACCTTTCATCTGCTGTGCGATCTTTATATCGCCACCGGATGGATTCCGGATGTCCGCCCGGATATCGCCGATCCCGACATATCCCTTCGTAAATCCGCCCTCGCCGTTATCAACCTGGCCCGCACGTCTCACATTATATGTCCTGGTCGAGATCAATATCGACCCTGGTTGACCCGGTATGGAGCCAGCAGTACCCTGATTGATTTCGGCACGATTGCGAAATCCTCACGGGTGAAGTTCTGATCACCGAGTGATTGTGATTTGACGGCCATATCTTTGGTCTCGAATCGCATGGCGATCCATTCCAGGGCGGCCTCCTTGACATCATTCGGGATCGTATCCGATCCGCCGGAATAGTCAACCTGCCACCGTTGCCGTCCAGATCCCCACTTCGCCTCTGACAATAGATATATCAATCGTCCGGCCTCGTAGAAATAATCGCCTGCCGTTGTGACTGCGTTGGCATATGCCGTCCCCGTTCCCGATCCCGCACCTGTTGACTTGAACACCGTTCCGATGACGCTATTCGCCGCACCTATTGCAGTGAAATCCGTTGTGCCAACTGTGATGATGGTGTAAGTCGTCCCGGTCACAAATGCACCGGCCGTGACCGCCGATCCCGTTGTTGACCTGAGATCCGCAATACTCGTGATCGAATTAATATCCGGCTCCTTGATCATCAGGTTCAATTGACCGCCGTCATGTCGCTCAATACGATTAGCGTTCAATGCGAATGATCGGTCGCAATACGTCCGGATCGCCGCCGAGGCATAGACTGCTAAATCTGTGATCAGCGTATCGGCTCCGGAGTCACCGATCTCCAGATAGCTTTTGATCTCTGTTGATGAAACTAAGTCAGCCATTTTTATTCTCGCCCGGTTTTTTCATCTTGTTCGATTTCGGAGCACGCCGTTTCCGTTGTGGTCCCTGCGGAGGAGTCACTATCTCCTCCGCAAGTCCCATCTCTATAAAACGATCAGCGAGCTTCTTTCCAAGTTCGACATGAGTATAATCACCCCGCACCTGACAGATCGATTGATCCCGATTCGTTGTTAATACCGTGCATCCCTTGAATTTTAGTCCGCCCATAATTCTAATTTGAACCCAGCAATCCGGTTGTACCGGCCATACTCGGTGTATGAGAAATTGTATTTATACCCATAATCGTAGCATCAGGTGTAGATACTTTAACAGCCGCTATTCTGACATAACGCTTTTTGCCAACGTACTCGACAGGATAAGCGAGATTATCGTGTGCTGTTGCGTCATCGACTTTAACGATCAATCCGGTTGCGATATCCTCAAAAGTTCCATGAACTGCTGTGGCATCCGTAACCGCTGTGAATGTGGAGTTATCATCCGAGTCCTCGAGAATAAAGGTGTAATATTTGTCGGCTGCAAATGCAGTTCCCACAACACCCAAACTGAGAGTAAGATAAACAGCTCCCCAATTCTTTCTGTCAATAGCCGTTGAGTCAAAAGTTGCATTGACAGAAATC